AGCTGTATCAAACAATCTATCTACCGTTGACTGGACCTTGACTACCGTTCTATCAACAAATTTGTTTTCTTTCGTTCCCGGATGTCTGACTAATTTTGTATAAACTACTTTCCCCGACTTTGTTTTAAATCTTAACACCTTTGACCTGCTCGGTCTTATTGTGTGTGAATCTGTCCCCTCGTGGACCCAATAAGCATAATTCATTGTTGGATATATCTCTGCCTTAATTGGGGTATAATTCATTCTAATACTTTGTTGTAAATGTCCCGTCTTATGTGGGGCTTCTTTAACCTCTGTCCTTAATATCTGCTTGCCTGCTTCTTTTGTCGCCCTTTGCAATTCTGCATCTGCTATTTGAGGTGATTTAGCAAACGAGTCCTGCAATTCTTTTAATCCTTTTATCTCTAAATCAATCATATTTAACTATTCATTTTAGAAATAACGGCTTTTCTATATTGCAATGTTGTCCTTACTGGTCCCAATGGCCTTACTCCTTTAATTATATAGTCATCTCCGTCATAAGTAATTTTGTCTCCTTTTTGAATATCACTATTATAATAAGTAAATAAAACTGACATTTGTGCGGGATTTCCCTCACTGATCATCATATCCTCGGGCGATATACTCATAATTGCTCCATCAATAGTCCCATGGAGTGCATATTTTTCATCACCAGTTTGCGACAATCTATATACCGTTATTGATTTGTTAAAATATATTCTCATATTACAACTCTTGTATAATTTTCTAAAACAATTTTGTCCTCTTTTTTAATGAATTCGTCCCAGGTAATGTTTAGATCGGGAGAACCCTCGCTTACCTTTTGCTCTGACAATCTCTTTTCGAATGTTCGCGCTACTAATTTTGTCGCTAATAATTCTAAATCATAAGGGATTGTTTCGTATCCTGCTTCATATGTAATCCTGATATTCCTTTTGCCTTTCTCTAATCTATCGAACCATATCATCCCTGACGTATCGTATTTCTCATAATCGCTTGCCTCATATTCCGTCCAGTCAGGATTTGCCGTTGTTCCTGCATTAAATTCTATTTTAGTCCAAGCTATAATCGGATAATTGTTTATTTTTAATGATCTTTTAAAATCATCTCCATCATACAATTCCTGTGTGTATTCCGTTGACTTGAATCTCCTACCTCCGCAATAATTTTCAATCCAAGAGGTTAAAGAATTGCACAAAGTATCTAATATGGTGTCGTATGTTGCGGCGGTAATATCTAAAAATGATTTGACCTTGGCTGTCGTTGTTAAATTGAATGTTTCAACTGACATAATTTTAATTTCTTAATTTTTTCTCTTTTATTTATTGTTTCATACCAATCTCGACTATGATATAAATTATAGGGATCTCTTTCCTCGTAAAAAACCTTTTTTCTTTTCCTATCCTTTTCTCTTATATATCCGTAATGAAATATATTTAAATCTATTCTGACTTTTCTCCTATAAGCGTATATCGGTGCCGATCCACAATGTAATTTTTTATTGAAAAAACTTTGCTTACTTTCTGGTAAATATTTAAAAAATCTTATGTTATAAGCATTAGCCCATCGAGGGTCTGCTCTAAAGTGCTCGTCATCGCCCCACAGGTTGATTATATGGAGTGCAAAGGCTATATCCGTACCATTCATCAACTCGTCCATTTTACACTTGAAACGGGCGTCAAACAGCTCGTCTGCGTCGCTACAAATAACCCAATCAGGCTTTTCTTTTATTGTTAAATTCCACAACTTCTCCCGGGCCAAGTGTTCGTCCTTATCGAACATCCTTTCTTCGTTCCTGTAATAGATAACTTTTTTAAAACTTTTACATATCTTTGGCGTTTTATCTGTCGAACAATCATCTAAAATGACAATTTTGTCTGCCAATCTTTCCAACTGCACTAATGCTTGCTCGAGCCATCTATTCTCCTCATTAAAAACTATTAAGTTTGCTACTATCATATATTCATTATATTCTTATGTAATTCTTTAATATAATCCCAGGTATAAATCCCTGACCCTAAATCTGATTTTGTATGGATTGCTTTACCTTTTCTTTTCTCCCATTTCTTATAATTGATCCCCCTATATTTAGAATAATAATTGCAAGTTTCTTCCCATTGCTCAACTGATATTGCTTTCCCATAATGCCTTACTAATCCGTGCAAGCAACCAATTCCTTTTACCTCTGGTTCTCTTGAAGTCTTTTTAACCCATACTGGCCTTGCTCTTTTTCTAAACCAAAATATAATTTCCCTAAATTCTTTGCCACAATAATCTCTTAACTTTGTTAGATCTCCGTTATATTTCCTATCTACGTCTTTCTTTGTTATATAAAAATCAAACAACCTCATCTTAATATAATAGAGACCTTTTGTATCCAAAATCTTTGAATTGAATTCTAATCTCTCATCGGCATCAAAATAACAAAACCAATCTTTAATATTAGCATTCTCCGAGGCTAATTCGTAGATTTCTTTCCTACTTGTTGTTTCGTGCCAATCTCTTTTTAATGGGTTCGTTTCCCATTTCTTATTTTCAATGATTCCGGCTACTTTCGGGTGTCTTTTGACTATCTCTAATGTTTTGTCTGTTGAGGCGTCATCATAAACATATATCTTGTCGCACCATTGTCCAAAATGATTTAGTGTTTCTTGAATGATTAGTTCTTCGTTCCTAATCCTTGTTATTCCTATTTTCATTCAACACCTCAGTTATTTTTAGAACTCTTTGTTTATATGTATGATCTTTCAATGTTCTCCTTTGCCCTGCTCGAGCAATTTTCTCTCTCTCCTTATCGTGTTCTAAATAATAATCTATCTTGCTTTTCAAATCATACATGTCTTTATAAATGACTATTTCTTTTTCTAAATCAAATAGTTCCTCTAAATAAGTCACATAAGGAGTGATCAATAAAGCCCCACAAGCCGTTGCCTCGAATAATCTCATGTTCGTATCATCTGCCGGACATTGATTTGGGACTATCTTGCATCTATTATATAATTCTGCCATCTCTTTAAAAAATACATTCTCCTTTTTCACGAACTTGCCACCATAATTTATAACCAAGAATTTAACGAACTTCGCTCTTGAACTGAACGCTTCTTTTCCAACAAATCCTATATCAATATCTTTTTTGACATCTTTTTTGTTAAAGATTTTGCTATCAACTGCACAAGGTAAATATGTTGTGTTCTCTGGGAAGAACTTCAAACAGCTTTTTTCTTTACAGAAGTAATGATCTGCGTTGCTACTTAATGCTCTTTTAAAAGAAAATCTGTTTTCTAATATAATCATACTGCCGTCAACTGGGTCTTTTGTCCCCAAATCATTCGCATAACAGATGTTTATTCCCCCGGATCCGATGATAAAATCACTTTCTTCTCCCAATTTTCTCTCTAATTGTTTCGCTATTCCATATTCAGTCTTTGAACTTCCGACAAAACATACCCTATTTTTTCTCGCTTTGTCTGATAATTTTATATATTTATCTGTTTGTGTCTTGATATTAAAATGTTTTAATGCATAACTCCTATTGAATTCTCCCATTGATTGATCATACTTCTTGAATTCTTTTACTATATCGTTAACATTAAATTCTTTATTATATCTCCTACTTGAAAAATTGTTTTTTAATATCTCATCAGCGTTTTCTTTTGTCACTATTCCGTCGCCTTTCGACGTTCCCATTTTATCTGTTCCTTTATATGCACGCCTATCAAATACAACCACGGCCCGTCCGCAAGCCATTGCCTCATATGCTCCTCTGCCTAAACTAACAACTAAATCTGCCTCGTTCATCTTGTCCTCTATGTTCCATACTCCTCTTGCACTTGCGAACTCTATCCCTAATTTCTCACAAGCATCCTTTATAATTTCGTTAGCCTCGGTATTCCCATGTTGTTTGCATAATGATAGCACTCTCGTCAATTTCTTCCTTACAGGCTTATACGGCTTGAATCTGTCGCAATCAATGCCGTTATGTATGATCTCTGACTTAAATCCTAAATCTTTTAAGTGATCTTTGACCTCTTTTGATATTCCTACATAAATATCGGCTCCCTCTTTTGGTTGTTCTAATTCTGGGAATATTCCGTGCGAAGTAAAAACCTTAATCCCTCTTACATTCTTTAAATAATCTAAACAAGTATTGTGATTTATAAAAATATAATCGTATTCCTCTCTTACTTTTCTTATTCCTCCTGGAGTGATTGTAAAAAAATGTTCTGATAATTGCCCTGGTTCAAATGTGAACACATCAACCTTATATCCTCTCCTCTCTAACTCTCGGCCCAAGGTATAAGTGAAAGATTCTGTCCCGCTCAATGTTTTCAAAAAACTATTCGTTATCAAAGCCCTTTTAATAGGTTTATCTAACCCTATGGCTTTTTTTATTTTATCATCTGGCCACTTCTCTTTTAATCTTCTTCTATTCTCATCCACGCAATCCATTCTACCCTCTGACTGCATATGAAAATGGTTTATTGGGTCTTTATTTATATAATCAAAAGTCATTCCCATTTCCTTTGCTCTTAATCCTAAATCAACATCCTCTGAACCATTTTTAAATTGCTCATCAAATCCACCCAACTTTTTCCAAGCATTCTTTTTGATTCTAAATAAAAAACCTGATGGAATATGAACATCTCTTTGATCTCTTTTTAGATTTGAAGAAATGCTCCCGTCTTGATGCATGTTCCAACCAATTCCGTATATCAATACATTATTTTGATTTGGTAATATCTCACTAAACCCCACTATGTCTGATTTTAGCATACATGACTCTATCAGATTATCTACGTTTGGTTCTATGTCATCATTCATAAATATTAAATTGTCTGTCTGTGCTAATTTAGCGCCGAGATTACAATTATGGCCAAAACTACCACCTGTTATAATAAAAATATTAAATAGGTCTAATGGTAATTTATCCAATGTGTCTTTTAATAGATCGTGCCTGTTGTGGTGAGGTATAATTATATCTGCTATTTTTCCTTTGATTGAATGTTGCTTATCAAATGTCTTAACTAATTTTTTTGGTTTATCCTCAACAATTTTCTTTTCTTCTTTGACTTGTTTGATTTCCCTAACCTCATACCCACTACAAATCACTGCAAATCCTTTCTCTTTTAATTTGTTGGCTATAACACTCCCAAATCCGGCAACATCTCCTTTGACATATGCCTCATATCCTCTAATGAATTTAACTATTACTTTCTTTTCCATAAGTTAAGTGCTTATTTGTGTCCCATATTTTTAGTATAAGGGACACTATAAGGACTAAACTACAGCTGAAAGATAGCGGAAAGCGTCTGTATTTGCGAGAACACCGTCGGTAGCCTCGTATAAATACATATCAACTTGCAATCTACCGCTTACCTTACGGGTTTCTGCAAGCATGTTCTCTCCATCTTTGATCCAGTATTCCTGTAGATCTCCGAAGTAAATCTCTGTTTCGTCGCCATCACTACCAAGGTTTGAAGGAATATCAGTACATTCAAACAACTTTTTGCCGAATATAGTTTGATCATTCACGTTAAAGAATGGTAAACCATTATCATCCTTTAATTTCCTGATCAACTGAATCGCAGCGTTTGAAGCAAGCCATTTGCCCTCTCCTCTATATTGTTCGGGAACGCCATAGAAAAGGCTAACTAAATCGTCATAGGCTAAACTTGCGCCGGATTGTGCGATACCAGTAATTCCTGCATTTCTAATACCCTCTGGGCTTGAAGTACCAGCTCCACCAATGAAAGCTGTTTCCTCTGTGCTAACTATTGCCCTTGCTGAAAGACGAGAGATGTAATCAGTAATATTGATCCCAGAAGTGCTCAATAGCTTATAAGGAATTCGCACTCTTGAGGCAAGATACCAATCATCCAAGTCTTTCTTGCTTGTAGTTGGATTGCTTTGAGTCAAGTCTGTATCAGCTTCGGTGGTGATCCAATAGGCGGTGACACCAGTTCCTTGAGTAGGAAGCTGAAACTTACCTGCCATCTTGAATGTAAACGCATTTGGTCTGATCTTGGCAATTTTGTCTTTGGTTTCGTGTACCTTGTCCGCCAATAAAGTCGGAACAGTATAACCAAAAGACCCACTATCAGTTGTGATGGTTTTCTTCTCCATCTCGTCTGATATTTTGTTGTGGACCAAATCATTCACAAATGTTTTTACTTCCTCTGCCTTAGCTTCTGTATCATCAACTTTCTCTCCACTCAATGACTTAACCTGTGCTTTTAGATCAGTAACCTCTTTGGCTAATTCACTCTCTTTGAACGTATCGGAGACAATGGTTTTCAATTCGTCAATAGTGAGTTCTTGTTTACTGCCTAACTCTTTTGATTCCTCTTTTTTGGCTTCAATAAAAACTTCACCATCTTTTAATTGATAATCATTTCCAACCTCAACGATACTTCCGTCTGCTTTCTTTATTTTCTTGTTCATTTTGTAAATCTTAAAATCTTTTCAATTATCTTATCGGCTTTTTTTGCCGATTGCCTAATCCTGACGATTTTTTGCTTTTCATCAGGACTTGGTGCGACCTTTTCCCCTGCGGTTAGTTTGTTAACTGCTAACAACAAATCCGACAAGGGGGTCATTGTTTTATCTAAAACTATCAATGATTTATTTAATTGAATTAATGCATCTTTGAATAATAAAACTACCGCTGTTATTTCGTCATCTGCTTTTAATACTACTTTTATCTTTTCTTCCTCTGTCTTTTCCTCTTTCTTCTCTTTCTTCTCATCCTTTACGCTGATCAACTCTGTTTCTGAATTTGCCCCAACCAACACAGGCGACCATTCATATAATCTAATTTTAACCAGATGCCTTATGCCAGCATCGTCTACTTCATCATGCTGAACTCTATATCCTATTGAGAACTCGTCAATATTTCCGAACACAAGGTCAGAGAACGCTTCTTTCCCTCTCTGTGTGTCTAAGTTGAACTGTCCCTTGATATAAAGCCCCTTGTCGTCCTCGTGGGCCTCTAATGTCTTTGCTATTGGCATGTCCCAATTATGTGACCATACTCCTTTGGGAAACTTCTTTTTCAAGCTTTCTGTGAATGCCCCTCTGTCAATCACTTCTTGATATGAGTCTACATTCCCGAACGCAGAAACATAGGCCTCTATGATACCTTTCTCTTTTTGAACTTTAAAACTAATCCCAAAGTTTTTATGCTCTAATTTTATCTCATCTTTCTTAAATTTCATAAAAATACTATTAACTTATTAAACTATTTAGGTAAAAATCTACATTCACAATTTGGGTGAGAGTATGGTATCGTTCCCTCTTTGGCTTCCTCTATTGTCCATTCTTTTGTTGAGTTTAATTGACAAATCGGACAAGGTGCTGATCCCCCCATATACCACTCTAACTTATCGAAGCCATATTGCTCGAATGAATATGCTTCTGAAGCAGTCATTGCTCTCGCTCCCTCTGTTCTCGCTATCAGATCAGCTCGAGAGGGTGTTGTTGTTTTAAAGAAATCCTCAATCCTATTGCCTAACCCATATGTCCCCTCTCCTGCGTCTAATCCATCCTGTAATACCTTTGAGGCTCTTGAGTATGTTGTTTCTGTTATCTCCTTTGAATATTTCTTTGCTACTTTCTCTACCCATTTCTGTACAGCCGGGACCTGTGTTAAATCAATCACTCCCCGGTCGGCTATCATCGCTGAAATCTCTGCTCCTGTCATTATTGATCTGTAATATTGAGGTTTGATTACCTCTATTGTCGTCTTGACCTCACTATCCTTATTGAACATGACGTCTTTGACCAGTCCCTTTATGTTCTCATCTAATCCTTTTCTGTAATTCTTTAAGTTATCTAAAATGATATCCTTTTGTCTATCCAATATTCCTTTAATAATAAAACTCCAACCATCATCGATTATTCTTTTCAAATCCATTGTGTATTCCCACCATTTCATCTTTGCATCCTCTTTGTCTGTACTCTCTGATTTTATTGTCAATATTACTTTCTTTTTATCCAACAATTTCTTTTCAAATTTACTCGCTATGTCTTTGACAATGGTATTTATATTGTTATTCCGCGCGTTGACTCTTTTTATAATCGACTTAGCTTCTGCTTCATTCGTTACGATCGTAATATCATTATGTATCTTCTCTATTTTAGCCATTCCTTTTTCTTTGCTCGCCCCTGGGATAAGATTTAACGGGATGAGTATATCATCTCCCCCTTTCATTGGATCATCCCCTCTCTCTTTTCTAATATCATTCGTTGATAACCATTTGCCCCAACCTTTCTCCCATTCTGATACTTGCAATTCTCTATCATCTTTAACGAATGACTCATGTCCTAATAATAAGTCCACTCCAAATCTTGGCACGAGGAATTGATTCATCTGCTCGATCATCATCGTGATGATTGGTTTTAATGTATATTTGGCGAACACTCTCTCGGCTGTTTCTGATACGGCCCGATTATATTGTCCCTCTAATCCTAATAAGATTTTAGGAACATTAAACATTGCTAATATTTCCTCTAAATTCATTTTGCGTCCCGATATAAATTCCAAATCTTTGGGAGGTATTGTTGACGATACGAATTTAGTCCCATTCTGTAATATCATTACTTTGTGAGCATTCTCATATCCGCCATATGTTTCCTCTACCATTTTTCTTAATGCTATTGCCTCCTCTGGTTTTAATCTTTTATCTACTTCGATTGATCCGCTTGGTCTTGCCGAGTTAATCATTAAATTCTTATTCCATTTCATCATATACTCGTCTGTGTCTGCCGTTTCTCTCAATGCTGATATAACACTCTTGCCTCTTGAGGGATCTGAGGGATCAGGGTTCCTTATGTCTAATACATTGTAAGCGGGAACTTCCATTGACTTTGCTCCGATCGTATATTTATACATTGTCGGATATCCGTGTTCGTCTTTAGCTGCTACTGATAAATTGTTAGGCGGAACGACCCACATTTCCTTTGGTTTATTTTCCCCAATCAAAATCCAAGGCGATCTACCTTGGAGTAATAAATAAACTATTGATAATTTGATACTATCAAATTTTGTAAACTTGTCGTTGAAATTATACAATAAAGATAAGAGAGGATTGTCTAATACTTCGTTAACCTTTTTGCCTCTTGTCTTATATAATTTCCATTCAATGCTCGCTATGGCTTCTGATATTAATCTGACGCAAGCGAACACCCATCTCGTGTTGTATTCCAAATCTTTCCTATTTCCTAATGGATTCAGCCAAACAACATTCTGGCTGAATGAAACAGGAATACTTTTGAAAAAAGATAATACTCTTGCTTTAATATTCATACGTAAATTATAATGTTTTAAATATATTTTGTAAAATGAAGTCTATAATACAGCAGAAACAAGGGGTTTCTGACTTACACCCCCCGGCATCACTTAAATCCTTTCTATCCCCTTTCCTTTCAATAATCCTTTCGAATCCTTGACCCTTATTGGTTGTCCGCATTTCGGACATCGTGCTTTATCTAACCATTTCAAAACCTCTGATTTGCTTGGGTTCTTTTTACGTCCCCTTTTATACTTAATCCTAAATCCACACGCCGGACAATCAACAAACAATATTCCACTACTTGTTTTTTTTTCTGTTTCTAATTTCTTCTGCTTTTTAAAATCTTTGACCGCATCTCTCCTTGCATCTGTTTTTTTAAATCTTGATTGTTTTAAATTTTTTGCCATTGATACTCTTTAATTTAATTATTCTCTCTATCCCTGCCGTCATCTTTTTTAGCAATTCATAAATCCATTCCTCTTTTAATTTTTTCTCAATCATTCTCCTTTCGAATTCCTTGCCTAATAATGATTTCAATGTAGTAAATCTTTGAACCTTTATTTTCTCTAATAGGTCAATCGTTTCTTTTTTATTTCCCCAATCTACGTCCGCCTTGATTGCCCCGGCCAAAAAGAATTCCAATTTGTTTTCTTTGCTCTTATTTTTTTTGTAAATAATTGTGAGCATTAACTTGTCTTTGATTTGTTTTTCTAAATTCATAAATTTATTATTTATTATGGTACTATAAAATCTGTTGCTTTGTAATCGAATGGCAAATCTTTTAATCCTACACAGAAAGCGTCTGCTATGTCATCGTGCGCGCCCCTTGGTAATGAACATAATTGTTCCCAAAACCTCTGTTGCATTAAATCTCCTCTCTTTAAATACACCTGGCCATTTTCAAACAACGGCACTAAAACCTCATTGTATTTCTGTATCTTGTTGATCGTTGTCTTTACTCCCTCAATGGGTATCATTGTGTTCGCCTTTGCTGTCTGCACTGTGTCTGCCTGAAACACGTTCTCCTCTATCTTTATCACGTTAGGCCTGTCAACGTCCCCCTGGTTAACCACAGCCCTTATTCTTTTGCCAAAATCTATTCGAGCCTCATATACACTAATTATATAAATCTTTTTATCTAATACCCCGAACGTAACCTTTGCCGTTAAATCTCCCTGTCCCTCTTTCTTTCCTACCGACAAATCCCAACCTGTATAAATATCTATTACGTCATCAGGTAACTCATCATATTCTTTTTTCCACTCTGGCTTGATTATCTCTCCCAGTAAATTAACATCCATATTCCTGTACTCTTTCTGAAACCACTTTAATCCTGACATTTCTACCACAAGATCCTTACGTCTCATCAGCGAGTCCCAATCCCAGTATTCGGGGAATAATGTTATATGCTTCTTCTCGTCCACTATTGAATCATATGTTTTCTTGACCCAATTGCGAACGTTTAATGACTCTGACTTGGCTATCTTGTTCCAATCAACCGCATAGACGTCTTTTGCCGTTTGGATTGTGCCTGTCAATATCATTCTTGTATGTGGCCCTGCCATTGGTATTATCTCTGACGCCAATCTCTCCTTTGACTTCTTATTTAAATCCTCTGAATAAATGACCTTATCGTCAATGATATCATCCGCTATAATAATATCAAAATGGCCACCACGACCTTTACTCCAAAATCCTTGAGCGCTGATCTGACTCCCATTTGAAAATCTAATCTGTTTCTTATTATCTAAATCTATGCCATTCATCAGGTGTCTGAAATATGGCATGATTGCCCATTTCTTTTTTAAATGATCTAATATTTCAATCGCTAATGCATCCGTCCCACTAAATATTCTGATGTTTATTCCCGGATGAAGATTGCATTGTTGTAATGGATACATCTCTGAAAAGAAAAAAGTTTTCAGATGATACCTTGGGGCCAAGACAACTAAATTGTCATTACTCAACAACAATTCGTTCCATTCTTCGTGTAGTTTTCCTAATCTCCATTTTTCTTTACTTGCCTTTATGCTCTCTTTATATACTTGCTCTGTGATTAAATCAGGTAAATCACTTTTAAAAGAAAATTCATCAAAGTCTTTTTCTCCTATGTCATGCTCCTTTATCATTTTCATTACTTCTAAAAATTCTTTTGAGGAGTCCTGCAAATTCTCGTTTTGTTTTATCGTCGGCATTTTCTAATAATTTATCTAATTTATTATTTTGCTCTGTTGGAGGTTGCTCAATTATCATCCCCTCTCTCCATCCCTTAATTATTTGATACCATAATTTTACCTCGCTGGCCTTTCCGTCTGCTAAAATTGTATTATACAAAGAAGCAAGAACATTGGGAGTTTTATCTGCTCCCCACTTTGCCAATTGAATATCTACGTCATTCTGAAACTCTGGTCTCTTTTTCCAATCCGTTAAAGTATCTTGTGATAAATTATAATGCTTGGCAAAGTCCTGTTCCGTTTTAAATTTATATTCCTCTGTCCTTACAACATAAGGTAAAGCATAAAATTTAACAAATATTTTATAGTCTGCTTTTCTGTATGGATTTTCAGGTGGTTGTTTTTCGGACTTTTTGGGACTTTCAGGTTTAATTGTTTTCTCTTGTTCTATCATAATTTCTTTGCTTTTAAATTAGTAAAGTTTTCCCACCTCTTAATAATAAGATATCACTACCATTTTTTGGTCTTGATAAATTTGCTATTCTTTCTAATGGTCTTAAGTTTTCTAACGCCCAACATTCTTTAAACTCTTTATCTCTGGTAGTCTTATATTTAAATAAATTTCTTGGTTTAATATGGTCTATGTGCCAATAACTTCCATAATTATCCCAAGTCATTTTGTTATCAAATTGACTTTCAAGATGTTTTATTAAATCATCTATGCTATAATTCATCACTTCCGTTAAAGACTTCCTTAATTTCTTTTCCTTTATAGAAAAATTTAATAATCTACCAATGTTCGTTTCTATCTTTAGTCTTACATTATCCCTAATTCTGTCCCTGTGATATTTATTTATCTTTAATCTATTGTTCTCTGCATAATCTTTCCTGTATTGCCTAACCCTGTCTATGTTTTTTTTAATCCATTTCTTGCCATTCTTTTGATGGACGTCTTTATTTTTAGAATACCATTCTTTGGCTTTTTTGTTTCTCCTTTCTTTATTATCTAAGTGCCATTTC